TCTATTGGACCATCAGTAGTAGGTGTGTCAGGTGCTCCTGGTGCCTCTGGTGTACTTAGATCTGGATCACCTGTATCCACACCCTCCTCTTGATCTCCTTGGTCAGGGGTGACAGTTTGCCATGTTAATTCTCTAGCATCATAGTTAGGTGGCTCATAGTATGGCATCCCTGCATCACATAATACTACGTTACCTTTAGGGTCATCATTGACCAGCATCTTATTCTGAGATGGATCTCTACCTGTATTCTCCTTATTAATCATCACACAACCAGGCATGTCAACGATGGGCACACCTGCGTGAACTACTACTGGTACATCCAATGGTTGAGTCACCTGTGGATTCACCATCCAATTTCTTATGTCACTTACATACACACCACCTAGAGGTCTGATAGATGCCTCTCTTACATAAGGTGAACGTATCAATGGGATACCTGTACCATTAACTCTGATAATAGGTATGCCTGTGCTTGGGGTGGAAATATAGGGTATTTCTTCCATGCACTATATAGTTATTTAACTGTAAGGGGTGGAGTCGAACCACCAAGTCCCGCAAGCAGAACAGTAGGGAAACAGCCTACCACGTTTACCAGTTTCGTCACCTTACATTGAGGCACTACTTGAGTGCCGATATGAGACGTTGCATCCCGATTCCACCACCACTACGGGGGAAGAAATCAAAGTCAAGGAACTTCTCTAGCTCCTTCTCTACTCTTTCCTTACCAAAGAGATCAATAATGAGTTGTGCATACTGTCCATCCGAGATGGTATAGAATGTATTCCTCATCTGATCCTTGTCTGTGCTGCGTTCAGCACTACCTATAGTCTCCTTACCTCCTAGGATGACATCAATCTTTTTACTTGTGCCATCTTCATTCCTTGCCATGTTCCAGAATGGTGATGTCCACTCAGGGAAGTCAGTAATCATACCTCTTCCAATCCATTCTTCATGCTCATGCTCCAGTTCCTTTACACTATAAGCATCACTCCACTCCTTATACTTCCTTATACTCCCTAGGTCTAATGGTATTCCTAACCATTGACACAACTCAATCTCCATTTGCTTTAACTCTTCCACACCTCCCTTCATTTCAAATTCAAACATGGGGAAGATAGTTTCATGTCTACCTGGCACTGGGTTAGGCTCTGCCCTATAGGACGTTGAGACACAGAAAAACCCTTCTGCTGAAGGGTTACTTAATAACTCGTGCTCTAACCACATCTGACCTGTCTGAGGTAGGGGCCAAATGTTATCATTATAATTATAGGTCGCTACTGTCTCTGGATCTTCACAAGCAGCAAGTATACTCAAACGATTCTGAGTGTGCACCTCAAAGAAATTTTTAGATAAAAAAAATGACCTCAATTCGGTCACCACATCTGTAAATTCTTTTGGATCAATCAGACTTGTCATTATTTTTAGTCAAACTAATCTATTTAGTCAATAAGATGCTTCATCATATGGTGGTTCCCAGACAGGTATAATGTCATGCTTTTGTGTGCTTATAACCTCTTCCCTTAACATCTTTTCTAACTCTTCCACCCTCAGACTATGCACAACTACATCATTGTGTTTGTCGTATACGTGGAAGAGTAGATCTGACATATTACTTCTTAGGTATTTGGGTTTTGTAATTCTTTGGGTCTGGTGTGCCTTTAACAGGGCCACTCGTAGTCGGCCATGCGTTGACTAGTTGTAGATATAATTCTTCTCTAATGATCTCACGTAGTCTAACCTCTTCAGCGTTGGCTCTCTTCTGAGGACCACCTGTTTTCTGATCGACAACATGATTGCCACCAACAAATGCACCAGTCCCTACGACTGCTGCTGCTGTTACACCTGATGTAATTTTTTGTACGTCCATTAGAGATAAGTTACTACTATTACTACTCGCCTACCTTTCTTAGGTGGCACCATACAATGTAACCCATTAAAGGTTACTATGTCATCTTCTTGTGGTGTGAAGTGATGCTTCTTACCAACATCATCAAATACTATAGTATCTCCACCCGTATTAGTCAAGTAGATTAACATATTACGATGAGGAAACTCATGATCATTATGAGGTACTGTTAATACATTACCTTCAACAGGGTGCACTGCGTTAGCGTTGATACGATAGATGCAATGTGCGTTAATCTTATTTAGCTCAAAGATCTGGTTTATTACAATCTCTATATTCGGTAAGTACTCTGAGTTTGCCTTAGGAATCAGTCCATGTCTATCACTAGGACCATGTAAGAAGGCATGAGAATAGAATGATAGATCAGAGTATTGATCTCTACCCTCCATGTATGGAGTTGCCTTAGCATTATGTGACCAACCGAAGTGTGGTCCCAAAATCAACTCCTTTAAACTAACATAGTCACCTGTATCAGGTTTAGCTAATTCAATAAAGTGATTCATATTTTAAAATTGAAGTTGGCCACCAACCTTCTATCAGCATTCTTAGGTGATGATGAGCTGTGGAATACCTTACCATCCATTACCAAACACCTACCCTTCTTAAATTCTACCTGCTCTACTATTTTACCACCCTTCTTATCATACAAATTGGTTGGTCCATCAGCATCATTGATATAGTATATCAAAGTCCTATGCCTCTCATCAGGTTGATCTACATGCTCCGTATGACCATTACTTCCATTCTGATTCTTTATAAACATACCTAATCTAATTCTATAAAGACGCTGGAGTTTTATATCTCCTAGTGCTGAATATAATATTGGCAATAACATGTCACAGTACTCACTCTTATATCCATCCTCTCGAAATACTGTATGGGAAAACCCTGAGTTAGGATCCTCCTCCACATTACTCAATGATACAGATGGTAAGTAGTACCAAGGAAAATGTTTATCTTCAACAGTCGCTAAAACATAGTCCTGCATACCAGGTGATATAAGGTCATCAAGTATTTCAAATTCTATTGTCATAATAATCTAGGGTAAGGTATTAGTCCGATGTTTTCTGACATCCTAAGACGTTCATGGTTAAGATCAAATCCTATACTATATCTAGGTGTATCATATGGTTCATCAACCACTACCTTATGGTGTAGAAGTCCTGGTCCCATATAAACATTACCTACCTCGTTAACAATTTCAAAGTTATCAAAGACAGTCCTAGTCTTATGAGGTCTTATTGCTATGTAACCATGCCAAGGCCACTTATGGTTATGTCTTATCAATGGGTCATGGTCTGGATCCGAATTCATCCATGCTTGCATCCATAACTTATCAGCACCAGTATAATCATAGCACATCTTATTCAGTTCAATAAAAAGATCATAGAAACATTGAGTAGGGGAGGTAAGTCCGAAGACATTATACTTCCCATACGACCATGTTTTATGATCTCCTATTTTTTGTTTGTCAAACTCTGCTGAGGCAACATCTAATATGGAACACATCACCTCAGAGTTGTTTAACACAACCTGAGATTTATATATCTTATGCTCCATTTAGAATGGCATTCCAGGTACAGGTAGAGGTGCAGCTTTAGGTGCAAGTCCTGGTACTGGTAAACCACCACCGAGAGCACCGCCAAGGGCAGCACCACCAATAGATCCTAATGCCTTCTCTTTAACCGACTCTATGATGGATTCTTGGTTAACATAAACGTAACCACCAACGCCAACAACGGCAAGAGATACAACGCCAGACGCAATAGCAATGACATTAATTACTTTTTGACACATTTTCTTTACAACTGATAGGGTTTTTCATCTTTCTTATTAGGATCCACAGCAATGATCTTTAATGGTGCTTGCTCAATCACTAATGTTTGAGTAGGTCCACCAGTACCAGTGCCGTTACCGCCACCGTTACCTCCATTACCGTTGCCATTCATCTTCATGGTACCATCCCCCTTCTTAGAAGCGGTCTGAATCCCGAACGAAGCTAAAACTCCAGTGAACACCGAAGCTATAAAAGTTGGATCTATTTTTTGTTGTGGTATACCTGGAATGGCGACGTAATTTAACGTCAATATTCCACCCGACCACACAAGTACACCAAGCCTCACCATGCTAGACAATAGTGCAGCTTGCTCTTCCTCATCTGGAAGTATCTTGTCCTTTATCTTACCAAAGACTCCCTTCTTTGTCAAGTCTTCTTCTTTTTTATCCTCAGCCATACTAACTCACCTCCTGTGGTGTCTTCTTTTTACCAATATTATATTTGGACTCTAGTGTCCATTCACCTTTATCCTTAAAGGACAAAACTTTTATTTGGTTAAGAGGTGCTAGGTCGGTAACTTCACTACTAATTTCAATCAGACCCCAGTCTGACAGTAGTTTAGCTATACGATTGCGACGTTGCACATCATTAGATGTGATGTTAGTAGGCTTACCGTCCAATGCAAAGAGTTCTTTGAAGTGAACTATGTAGTACTTACCACGCTTATGTAGAATGTGACAAGACTGATAGAGCTTACGCTCTTTGCGAGATGCTACACCTATACGAGTCAGTGTCTCCCTCACTTTGAGAAAGTCATCTGGTTCCTTAAGGGTAACTTCTAGCATCATGTCTTGAGACCACGAGATCTCATCACTCATTGTCTTCCTCCAGTATCTAATTTAGATCGAATAACATTAATTTGATCTTGAGTCAAAATTCTCATCGCTTGCTGAGCTTTCTCAGTGTTATAACCATAGTATCTTTTCACTAAGTCGAGGTCACAGTCTTTAGACTTCTTATCCCAAGGAGAAAATCGCTTAGATTTCCTAACACTATGTATAAAGTACTGGTATTGGAGATCCTTATCTAAATGTGAAGAGGCATTCATTTCATTGGCATGCATAATGGTATCAATGAATGCTGAGAGACATTTGTTTATAATAAAAGCTGGGTACTTCTTCATCGCTCCCTCATCCTTTGAGAGATCACCTTGCTTTAAATTAATACTGTTAAGATAATCCTTAAGAGGATACTGATTAGAGGTCATAGGAGTTACATCTCTCGGAAGCTATACGTTCGTTGACTGCAAATGAATTTACAAAGAAGACTTGTGTTAACCTGTCTTCTCCTTCCATCCAACAGTTTGTGTGTGAGTGCCACTCTTGGGCATCGTATATAACACACCTATTATACACGTTTTTTATCTCTGCGGTAGTCTCAAACTGTGCATTGTGTGCTTCGTAAGATACATGCTCATCAAACTCATCAGGTATCAACCTATAGAGAGACGTACCACTACCTAGAGTGGGGTTAGGGTTTAGATATACTAGACCAGCACAGAAACATCCAGTATCATTATGAATCAAACCACGGTTTAATGGGCTGGCCATTTGAGAATGGTAGGATTTTATTTTTTGGAAGGCAGTAGTTATGGTACCATTAAATCCTTCCTCTGGTA